CATATAATTTTGGATCTAAAAACATGTATATTGTTCCTACTGGTTGTGGAAAAATTGGCGTACCTAGTGATGTAAATTGACTTAAATACGGATTTATCCCAGATATATCATAATTTGGTACATACAATCTAATCAATTCAGTTGTTGCATCATATTTATAATATGGTGCTTGAGTTCCTGATAATATTGAATTTGCTAATTGCATTTTATTGAATACTTTTGTAATTGTATCGTTTACCATTGCTATAAATGCATTATAATAATATACATTATAATAAAATGTTGATGTATTTTGTGGTCTTTTAGGTATAGTTGTATTTGAGGGCGATTGTGGTATTGGTCCATTATCATGGGGATAAAATATTACGTTTTGGCTGTATAATACATTATTATATGACATTGACACCACAAATGGTGTGTAATTTGGATCAGTTGCGTCTAATGGATTCGGAATCACTGGGCATACAAATAATGGTATCCCGCTTGCGTCTACCTGAAATTTTACGACTGACATGTAGTAGTCATTACATTTTTGTAATATTGGTTCAGTTCTTGTCTCTTCAAATGATGCTAATTTTGAGCTTCCATTTTGTGTTGTTCCTGATATAAATGCATCATAATATGTTATATCTGGTGAGTATTTGCTATTTCTCAAATTCATCTTTATATTATATAATTAGAAATATATATTTTAATAAATTATTATGTTAATATATAATATGTCTAAACACATTAAAGAAATTGACGATGACAAATGCAATTATATTTTGAAATCTGAAAATAAACAACTTAGTGACGTTATTAAAAAATATAAAAATATCATTAAAAATGATAAATCTGATGTCATACAATCAATTAATACTTCTAATTTAAATGATCACATGAAACAAACTGATATAAAACATTTAAAACTTATTAGAGCTATGAATTTGACAAATCAAATGAAGCAAACTGATCTGGAACACAAAAGACTTATTAAAGCAATGAATTTGACTAATCAAATGAAACAAACTGATCGAGAATATAAAAAAATTATTAAAGCTTTCAATCAAAAATCTAAAAAAACAATTGCCAAAAAAAAAGTTCCTAGAAAAACAATTGCCAAAAAAAAAGTTCCTAGAAAAAGACAAATTAAAAAAATATTTTCAAAAATTAAAGTTGATGAAATTCCAACTGAATATTTCCCAAGAATTAAAATTACCAGAGATCGTAAAAAAATTAAACCTGTTATTATTCCTCAACATATTGAACATATTGATGATAGCCTTAATCGTAAAATAATTCAAGAATTAGATCCAGAAAGAGCAAATCAAATGAAAATAAATGAAATTGATGCAGAAATTTTAATATTAAGTGAAGAATTAAAAAATAATCAAATTCCAATAAATGAATTACGTGATGACACCATTAAATCATTTGAACTTCAAAATTTTGAACCAAGTAATATTGATCTTGAAGAAGCTATTGAAAATACAGCATCTCAACTATCCAATAAAGATCTCAAACAAGTTGAAAATGATTTATCAAATATATTAAATAAAAATATTGAAATTATTAAAGCTACTAATTTGCAATATGATCAAACTAATGAAGAACATAAAAGGCTTGTTGAAGCTATGAATCTAAATAATCAAATAAAAAAAACTAATGAAATTAAAGATATGGAACTTGATGATGAAATTAAAGATGTTGAATCACAATTATCAAAAAAAGAACTTAATGAAGTTATTGATGATATGGAAAAAATTATTTTATCACTATTGACAAAAAAAGAAGTTAATGAAGTTATTGATGATCTTGCATTAGATATGCAAAATAATATATAAATAAATAAATTTCTACATATATAATATATGTATATATACGATCATAATACTAATATTTATTATTATTATCAATGCATTAAAGATTTCATATCTCATTCATTTTTCATACATAGTTAATAATGTCACTAATTCATCATATGTTAATTTAAATTCTTTCTTTAATTTTGTCATTATATCATAATAATCATCAAGTTTTATGTCTTTTAATTTAATTCTCATTGCAACATGTCTTCCACAGGTTTTTATATCATCTCTATGTTTTTGAAATTTATAATCATTATATTCAACTGGATATCCTGATTCATATAATAATTTTGTTAAATATGGATAATATTGATTTGATTCTTTTCTAAATTTCATATTTATTTGTTCTAATTCATCATCTGGTTGTGAATCCCCATAACTGTCAAATACTTCTATTCTATCATTATATTTTATACAACATGTCCAATGTCCGTATGATTCTTTTGTTAAATATAATAATACAAAACATCCATGTGGTCTTAATACATCATCTATATTCTTATATTTTGTTAATTCTGGATATGTTAATACTCTTACTTTTTTATCTAAAATATTAAATACATCATAATTTGATAATGAAATTTCTTGATATTTATCTAATAATTTTTTATTCATATAAATATACAATGTTTTTTTTCTCTTCTTATTATAAATTTGTCATAATTTAAATTGCCATTAATTTATATTTATTAATTGTCATGTTTTATTCATCATATTATTATTTAATCATATTTATAAAATAGTTTAATTTATAAAATATTTTATAAAATAAATATCTCATATAATAATATAAATGTCTAAAAAATATAAATATGTTCTGGAAACTGATGAAGTTTTAAATATTGAAACTGGTGATAAATATAAATTTTATGTCAAAAATTTTATTGATGGTGATATATATTATTTTAGAAAAAATATAAAAAAAAATGGTGATGTCTCTGTCTACACTGTTAAATATATTAAATATGATTATAAAGATATCACAAAGATTAATAAAAGTACTTTGTATAATCGTATAAGATCATGCAATGAAAATAAACTTAAAGAAATTCATGAATTCTTTAATCAAATTCAAATCTAAATTTAATATTCATATATTAAATTTATTTTTTATTAAATTTGCGTTATATTGACTGCAAATGGTTGTAGCTGAACAGTTGAATTTGATCCGCTCAACGTCATCATTGTTATTAAGAAGGTTATCTGGCCAGAACTTGGAACATCTATAATTGTACATACTGTCATTCCGGCATATGAATTAGCATTGCAGGAGCAATAGCTCGTCCCTCCTGTGACTGTGCTACCATTTAATTGTGCTTCCATCTTGAAAGACGATAAGCCAGTGCATGAAAAACTTTGTGTTGCTGTGACTAAAACAGTGTTCGAGGACCCACTTGAATTCACTATTGCTGGATTGACAGCCCAATTATTTGAATTGCTATTTGTATATGCATTTTGATTATATTGAGATGTTGGATTCCAATTTGTTAAATTTACAACTCCAGTTGTAGCAAATATATAATTTAAGCTACTGACCGTTCCTGTTGGTCCTGTTACTCCTTGAATTCCTTGAATTCCTTGAATTCCTTGAATTCCAGTTGGTCCAGTTGGTCCAGTGGGTCCAGTGGATCCAGTGACTCCTATTGTTCCTGTCGGTCCAGTAAATCCTGCTGATCCTGTAGGTCCAGTTACTCCAGTTGGTCCAGTTGGTCCAATATTTCCAGTTGGGCCAGTCGGACCAGTTGCTCCCGTATCTTGTGGTATAACCGTATTGATTGAGTAACAGTATAGAACAAAATCGTTTGGTTTGAATAGTGAATTTAAACTCATATATATATATATGAATTTAAATTATTTTTATTTATGTGTCTAATATTTCAGTAATATTAAATGAATAATTTTGAACTGCCACAATAAATGTTCCTGACGCCACACCCAATGTATATTGTGCATATACAGATAATATATCATTTGTATTCATCGCAACCATTACATTTATCGTATTCTGTGTATATTGATTCGATACACAATAATTATATGTTCTTGCTCCTGATATCTCAGATCCATTCAACAATATGGTATAATAAAAGTTGGAATTCCCGTTTGCAGACCATGGAACTGTCATATTTATCAAAAAGGATGAGCCTTGGCCAATATACTGAACACCTGATGATACTACATTAAAATTATTTCCATTTAATTTTGTAAATGCTTGCATTGTAAAATTTGAACCAATAGTCGTTGATAACGTATAATTTGTTTGTGGGAATGAACCAAAAAACCAATCATATAAAGCAATCTCACCAGTTGGCCCAGTAACACCTGTTATTCCAATTGGTCCAGCTGGTCCAGTTGGTCCAGTAGGTCCTCCACTTGGCCCTGTGGGACCTATCGGTCCAGTGAATCCCTGTGGGCCTGTAGGACCACTTTGTGGTATTTGTGTCGTTATAGAATAACAATTTAATTCGTAATCATTAGGCTTGAATAGTGAATTTACTGACATTTATTATATTATTATTCTATATTTTAAATTTATTCATTTAAAATTTATGTATTTAAAATTTGTGTTATATTTGCTGAACAACTTTGCGTAATAACAATAAATGTCCCAGATGCTGAACCTAAATAATATTGTGCATAAAATTGTAGTATATCACCACTACTTAAATTTACCATTGCATTTATTGAATTTTGTGCATATTCGTTCGCTGGACAATAATTGTATGATCTTGCTCCTACTATTTCTGACCCATTTTTATATATTGTCATAAAAAAATTGGAATTACCGTTTGCCATCCATGGAATTGTTGCATTTACTAAAAAGAGTGATGCTG